GACAGGGCGTTCTTGCCGAGTACCCCGTAGTAAAAGTCATCATCGTGCATCTTCTCAAGGATTGTGTCCATATCCCAAGTGCTTCCGTCAAGTAGTTCTATAATTTTCATTTTGATTCTGTTTTGAATGTTGCTTCGTACCATTGCTCAAAGGGAACACGAAGCAGGGCATCGTGGTAGGCCATACGCAAGGTGACCTTCTCAATCAGTTCTATGTCTTTGAGGATTGATTCGGATATGTCTGCCGACTTCAGTTGTCGGAGCAGTTGGGAGATAGTTTCGTATTTCATTTGATTGGTTTTATTTTTCAGCAAATTTTTTAGTCATATATTCTTCGTACCGACTGCAGTAGTATTTCATTGCGTCGTAATAATCTTCGTGCATCGGGAAGTCAATTAAAAACTCCTCAGTAGCATCTTCCCCTGCCCTATGCCCATCAAAGTGCAGTAGGACTGCAAGGTGGTCGGGATTGTAGCCATATGAAAATATGGCATTAGGCTCAATGTATATCATTTCTTTTTTCATTCTTCTGATGCTACTTGAGTTGCCCAATTCATCCACTTAATGTAGGTGTCATTGTCAAGGTTTGGTATATCCCTGTAAATGGATGTGGTCGGGTATGCGGTGGTGTTGGTATAGCCATCCTCGTTGTACGACTCCTCTATGTATGTGATTTGCATCTCGTACTCGTAGAAGTCAGCAACGTGGGCAAAGCCGAGCCACTTGGCAAGAATCTCATCGGAGTTCTTGTCATCGGGGTTGTAGTCCTCAAGGGCATCCCAATAAGACTGCGGTAGTAGGTCGGCATCTTCAAGCCAAAACTTTAGGTCGTTGTATGTGAATATCATCTTACAGGTTAATTAGAAATTCAACAAAGGCAAGGCTACCGATAAGGCAGAAGATAATCGCAGCAGAAGCGATTGTCTTGGCGATAAGAACTTTTAAATTATGCATTTTCGTTGATTGTTTCGGTAAGTAATTCCTCAAGGTCTAAATTCTTGTTAGCGTATTCATATAAGGATACGTATGCAAGTTGAGCAAGGCTCGTTATCGGACCAAATTCCATTGTGTCCCAATCGTCGCATGGAGCAAGTTCCCTGCATATATCCCAACAATTATTGTAGTATATGCAGTCATTGTCTATGTCATTCTGAAGCTGCTCGCAAAGCTCGCCGTAATCGGGAGTATTGCCATTGGCAACTTCTTCGTTAATATATTCCTTTAACGATTCTTTTTGCTCATCGAGCCATTCGTATTTATCAAACATTTTGATTGGTTTTAGAGATTGGTTTTATTTTACTGTTATATGAAAGCGACTGCTATCTAACTTGTAGCTGCCTGTGTAGTAAAGTTTTGCTTTACTTAAAATACGCTGCGCATCACGCTTTGTATAGGCGGTTACACCATATGCCGCCTTAAAGCCATTATGGTCAATAAGACAGTTGTCAAGGTAAGAAAAGTATTCTGAGTTTTTCATCTGATTGGTATTAAATGTTTTTCAAAAATAAAGCAAAAGTTTTAAACAACCAAAAAAAATAAATAAAAAAAGAGGGCTACTGCCCCCCTTCATATTCACATAGCAATTTGCCTTATGTACGAGTCGTGCTTAATGATTTCACTTAATGGTGGAATCCACCCAATAGCATTATCATCGCCCGTTGCTGAATTGCCTACGGACTTATATGTGGAGCTTACAAGATGAGCGCAAAGTTTAGCTCTGTCAAAAACATAAGCAATGTCATTTTCTGATTTTAGAATATAAATATAATAATCAGATTTGCTTGCAAGTATGCCCGAGTCTTCGTTGCGATTTGTATTCTTGTATTCTATATAAATATTAGGTTCGTTTGGTGTGCCGCGCTTTGTAGCCCAATAGTATGCCTTCTCATCATACTTTATCTCAAACGTGATTACTAAACTTTTCTTTGTTGCTTTAATATCCCAATCATAAAACTTTCTCGGAGGAGCCTTTTCTATTTTATAACCAATAGACTCAAGATATGTGCTAAATTTTGCCTCACCTATTGTTCCTGCTTGATTCATCAGTAAGCGTTGTATAGTGTCTCAAGCTCCTGCAACCTACCTCTCAAGCAAGAGCCGCAGTTCGTTGGCTTCACGGAGTCTTTAAATACTCGGTTGTAGATTCTATTCACCTCCGTCTGCTCAATCGCAGTCACGGTGTTCCTTCCTCGCATCGTGCCGACAAAATCGTATTCTTCTTTGGTCAAGCATTCGGGCTTCCTATACCTAAATAACTTGTTAAGTTTCTCTTTACGAGCATCGCAACCGCAGTCCACGCCTGTGGCTTCGCTGAACCAATCTACCGCAGCCTTGATGCCTGTGGTGGTTGTGATTGCTTCTATGGTATCACCCAAGCCGCTTTGCTTCTTTGTACGCTTCGTAGGTGTCTTGACAGTCTTCTTGGATTCGCTCTCTTGCATTTTTTAGTGTGTTAAATATGGAACGTGCTGATATTTTTGTTTCATCCGCTAAAGTACGGATGCTCATATCTGTGTTGTGGTATAAGGCAAATATCTTTTTATCGTACCAATGCCAATCGGTTTGTGTTGACCATACCCTATCATAAAGGGCTATGAGCTGCACCTCTGCATCTTCGTTGGTATCTTCAAAGATAAACTCCTCAAGAATGTCCACGTCTACGAATTCAAATCTTGCTCGTTGGCGCATCAGGGTGGCGTACATATTTCGCAGCGTAACGTACACAAAAAAAGTGTTCACCTCCGTTTCATTGTACATTATCTTCTCCGCATCGTCAACGTATTTGTACAATCTGACGTACATCTCCTGCGTAAGCTCTTGGGCAAGGTCATCACTCGCCCCAAAGCTCTTGCACATCCGAATCCAATCGGTCTGCCGCTTTGCTAATACTGCGAGGAGTCCCAAGTGATTTCTACAATTACAACAAACAGAGCAAACTGAACCGTGTGCATCACAATATCTTCTTCAAGATAATCGGTCTTTGACCAATTTGCCCCAATTACAAACCCATAGATGGGATATAAGCCTACATTAAAATTCATCGAATGTGCGTTTAAGAGTTAGATACAATTCCTTGTATTTAGATAACTCCACTACGACCTCGTTGAGTTTATTTAGTTCCTGCATCAGCCCCTCAAAGTCGGGCTTGTCCATAGTTGCCATCGGGTTATCCTGAAGAACAAGGCAAGCCACATTGTAGTAGTGCTGATAGTCTCCATAGATTAAACGTGATTGATGCATCCTTACGGCATAGGCTACGCTTGAATGGTCTTTGTCTATAGCCTCTCCGAGTTCGTGAAGTGTGGCGTGACTTCTGAATGCTGATACGAATGCTGCTCGTGCCGTGCTTTCTTTATGCGCACGGCTTCCGTTGTCTTGGAAGCCAAGACGCGCATAGTATTGTTCTTTACTTACTTTTAGTTGACGTATTTCAAATGGTCTCATTTGCATTTGCAGTGTTTAGCCCTGCCCTCTTGGTGATTGGTTATTATTTTAGCGATTGGCATAGTAAAGTGCTTGTGGTCTTTCAGTCTTTTAAACTTCATCTCACTCGCCCACTCCACTAAATTGTCATCTTTGTCTTGTACTATGGTGTAGTCCACCACAAGGTAGTCCACCCCATCTACTGCAAAGCATTCGTACTTCTGAAAGGGTGAGAATATCTGCTTCATAGCGAGTCCTCAATTATCCCTTGCAGGCGTTGTATCTCGTAAATCATCTGCTCGCTATCAACTCGCAGCTTGGAGTTGGCCAAGTACATCTCGTTCATCTTGCCTTCGGTGAATTGGCGGTAGTCAATAAACTGCTGCAAAAGGAGGTCTGCATAGTGGCAAGACATAACGTGGTGCAGTAGGTCATCCTGTACTTCTCTGCCGTTTGCTTTATCTGCTGCTTGCTTGGCAAGCCACATCGCAGTACCTGCAAGCATAAGTTGCTTCTCCCGAATGTAAAGGTCGTGTGAGTCATCAGAAGGGTACATCGCTCGCAGGTGTTTCATCTAATTTTATTGGCAGCAAGTTACGGCCATTTATCACAAAACCGACATTCCCCAACACGCTCTGTAAAACAAGCGGAGTTTCAAGGGGCGTTACTCGCCCACCCGACTCCATCTCCTTGACCTTTCGAACGTGGATGTGGGTGTATATCCAATCGGTCTCGTGAGAAATCATCCTATGTATCACTACTACCGAGTCGCTACGGTTGCCCCACTTACCCCCCCCTTCAATGTCTGATGTGTTGGGAGGCATGGCCATGCCCTCGTACTTGTGGCCTTTGTAGAATGTTTTGCGCATCGCCTCCGTTACGGGGTGAGCGTTTACGATTGTGGTGACGTTGTTCTGATGGGCGAACACCCGAAGGGCAGAGGCTACCTCGTAGTGGTATTCGTGCATCCCTGTCTTGCCTAATTTTTTTTGGTCTGTTGATAGGGAATTGTAGGGGTCTATCAAAGCACCCGTATAGTTCCATTCATTCTTGACGGAGTTCATTATCTCAAGAAGTTCAAAGGCGGTGAATAGCCTGTTGCCGTCTATGAATTGGAAGTACTCGTTGATGAAGTCCAACTTGCGGAACATCATCCCCTCATCAATCCCTTGAATGGGTTTGCATACCAAGAACTCAATGAGCTTGCGCTTTAGGCTTGGCACTTCGTTCTCTGCGGAGTAAATAAGCCACTTCTTGCCGAAGTTATACGACTGCAAGAGCATAAGGTAAAGCAGCGTATGGGTCTTGCCCACGTTGGCGTGGCCAACTACGACTACAAACTCACCTTCTTTGAGGCGCAGGTATTGGTCTACTTCATAGACACCGAGCTTACCTGTGTCGTAGTACTTGCCCTTGAGCGCACGTTGAAGATATGGTAACGAAGATTCGTTTGAAAGGAGGTCGGGGTGTATCATTGATTCTGATTGGTACGGCTAAAATAAACAAAAAATTTAATAAAGCAAAAAAAAAACCTCCCCGAAGGGAGGCTTCACGCAACGTCCTAATTTAAAACCAATCAGAAAGGGTCGTTGCGATTTGCAAAATGCTCGGTGTGTGAGGCAGGAGCAGCACTCTGCCCTGTCATCCAAGCGTTAAAGGTCTCTGCGTTCGCAAGGATGGTGTTCACATCGTGTTGCGCAGCACAAGCGTACTCAACCGCAGCCTTTAGAGCAACCTGTCGGATGATTGAAAGTGAGCGCTCATCGTTATTTTTAGGCGCAGATGGAGCTGATTGGTTATAGCCTCCACCGCCAAAAGCATTGGCTCGTTGGATTTTCACCGTGCCTTTCTCGTTCTTGGTGTACTCCACGTCTTCGCCTACAGCATAGGGTGGGGTCTGTGATTTAGCAAAGGCAGTACCGAAGTCTCCATTGTCGAAGCGAACTTCGAGCTTGAATAAATCCTGCCATTGACCTGTTGGGGTGATTGAAATAATTTTAGGCATAATAGATTGGTTTTAGATAAATAGAATTGATTGCTGCTCCAAAATTTCAATACGAGCTTCAAGCTCTTGTATCTTGTTTTGTAGTGCTTGGATTTGTGCTTGTTGCACTTGCACCATTTCGGTGTATACGTCTGCTGAGAATGATAAAGTCATAACTGATTGGTTTAAGTTCCTGACAAAAATAAACAAAAATTATGAATTGACCAAAATTCCATTAAAAGTAATTTCTGCCGTGTCTTTGCCAATACTTGTGTCGTGTACCAACTTTAAGGAATGCACATATTTTCGGGAGTCATCCTTTACGCCACCCCAAGTCTTAAATGTGTCAAGGGCAAACTTCACCGCCATAATTGCATTGTCAATATCGTAGCGGTAGTTTACCTTGCAATGGATGTGTACGTCTTTTATCTCTTGCAGGTCGTACTTCTCAAGCTGCGACATTACCTCCTTTGATACCAACTCCTTTGCCTTCACACGTGCAGTCCAATGCTTTGATGCATAGAAGGCGTTTAGGCTTGGAACCTTACCTACGACAATCTTGTAGGTCAATTATCGGGGATAAGGTATCCGCATTGGATGGCGAAGTGCAGGTCTATCTTGGCAATATCACCAAGTAGCTCTTGTTCTTTGTACTTCGCCTGTTGACGAGCGTTGTATGTGTGTTCGCAGTTGGCCATCAGCGTAGCGCACTCCTCAAGGATGAAGTCTATCTTTCTGCGTTTGGCAGGGTTAGTATAGTACTGCATATCGGCCTGTTGTTGTTTGGCTTCCTTCGCTTGTTGCTCGTTGCTCATTTTGTCGTTCAAGTTCAAAATTTAGGTGTGCGATAGCCTTGCGGATGTCATCGCAGATAGGGTTGTGAGGCTTCTTGCCTGCTCGCATTAGGTAGGTGAGAGCCGTACCCAAGTTGTAGTTATCAGGTTGGAAGTCCATCACCACATCCTTCGCCTCTATCTTCAACGTCTTGCCGATGTAGTACTTTGGTGTCATTAGCCAAAGGTACATCATCCCAATAAATAAAAATGTGGTCAGTCATTTGGTCAATTCAAATTTATTTTGTTTTTTATACAAGTTAAGTAGTTAGCTTAATTACTTAATCAACTGTTAAGTTAACTTAAGTTAGTAATTAGTCAACTTATAACTTAACTAAGCCAAATATAGAAGTTGCGTTCTAACGCATCCAAATACCTCAAGGTAGGCAATCCCCTATCTTTTGCATTTAAACGCAACAGAAGCCAAATAAACCTACTCTACGAGCTTATCTATCCACTTCTTGATGAAGTACGCAGCAACAAGGATAAGCCCAAGCATAACTGCTGCACCTTCAAAAGTCCATCCCCTCTGCTTCTTCTCCTTTGTGAGAATCTTGGTTTGTGTCACTCGGATGGTATCAGGCAGGCATAGTGCCTCAACGAACACCTTTCGGTCGATGTACTGAAGCTGAAGGCGTACCTTGTCTTGGTAGATTGTCGTGTCCTTGTAGAGTTCGAGCGTGTCGGTTAGGTACTTTGTCTGCGTCACAATTACCGTATCCCTTACAACTACACTCTGAAGGATGGGTTTCACAGTAGCGCAACTGCTAACTACCGCAAGAGTCGCAGCCATCGGGAGAATCCACATTGCAAGTCGGTTGGGGTTTAGTTTCAAGGGAGTCAAGCCATTCATCAAAAGAGGAGGTATTTAGTTTTGCCATTGTGCTTAACTGCTTTTAGGATTTGTTTGCGATTCTTGCTACTTGAGTAACTAACGTGAACCCACGATGGCGCAGTATCAGAGCCAAATTCCCAAATGAGTTGGTCAAAGTCTAAATTGTCCTTTATCCAATGGAACAACACATCGTTGCCTGCTTCGCACTTTAGGTCAGCAGCTTGCCCCTGCACGTGCTGCGAGGTCTTTGCTCCCCCTACTTTGCTATTCACCGCAGGGCTGCGGTATGCACTCGTTACTTTCACCGCACCTAAGGCATCTCTCGTGGGTTGTCCT